TAAGAATCTGGTCCATATGCGCTACCATCTTAAGTACCTTATGTTTGTAGGATCAGTGAACGTAGTGAACGGTTACTCAAGAGGTGACCTGCGCTACCACCATAGGAATACATACTCCTAGATACATTCTGGTTGTAGTATGATAGAAGATACCACCCCTTAGGATAGCCACGGAGAGCTTCACACAGCCCGTGAGAGCTACTTAGGTGGGTGGCTATAGTATTTACAGTAGAAGCCCCTTAGAGGCTCCTGTAGCCTCCTTCAACCAACAGGACTAATGGAACATGAGCAACTTCGGTGCGCCAGTAAACAAGCTAGGTAAGAACAAAGCTATTGCCAACCTTGTGAAGAAGCGTGTCCTTGAGGGACTCTCCGTTAAGGATATTGTAGGTGAGGTTCAGGCTAAGTATGCTGATGCCCCTCGTTCCCTTAATACCTTCTACAAGTACTACAAGTCAGACCTAGAAGCTGCTCGTGCTGAGATTAACGGTTTGGTAGCTTCTAAGGTAATCAAGAGAGCACTAGAGGAAGGCGAATACGGACACTTCCCTTCACAAGAGTTGTTCCTTCGTAGTAAGGCTGGTTGGTCGCCTACGAGTACTAATATCGAAGTTGAACAAGACTCTGCTGATGAGGACCTCTCGGCTATTGATGCCTTAACTGAGTTCCTTGGATTGGACGATGATGACGAACCCGACAATGATAAACAAGCTGACAGCGGAGAAGCTACGTAGCCTACCTAAAGACAAAGCTAGAGAGGCGCTAAAGAAGCTAACCCCTAAGCAAGCTGAAGAACTTAGGTATAGCTACGAGTTCTTTGCAAGACCTAAACAGATTGCCCCTGAAGGTGACTGGCGCGTATGGTTCTTGAACTGTGGACGCGGATTCGGGAAAACTTGGACGGGCGTACAGTGGGTAAGGAAGCAGATTAAAGCTGGTAACAAACGTGTTGCTGCTGTAGCTGCTACCAACTCCGACATCGAGCGCGTTATGGTTAAAGGTGACTCAGGCTTCTTGGCTTTGTGTTGGGCTGGGGACAGAAATGATAAGGGTCAAGTTATTGGCTACCCCCTCTGGTCTCCTACCAAGCGTATCTTGACTTGGCATAAGGATGGTGACCACAGCAAGCCTGAAATAGCTAGGGTCGAGTTCTATAGTGCTCAAGAACCAGAGCGTCTTCGTGGACCACAGTTTCACTCAGCTTGGTGTGACGAATTGGCTGCTTGGGCTTATGACCAAGACACTTGGGACATGCTCTCGTTTGGCTTGCGTTTAGGCAAGAAGCCTGTAGTTTGTGTTACTACAACACCTAAGTCTACTGCTCTAGTCCGTAAGTTGATTAAGGACCCTAAGACGGTTATCACTACTGGTTCCTCTTATGAGAATGATAACCTACCAGAAACCTTCTTTGAAGACCTAAGAGCTACCTACGAAGGTACTCGCTTGGGTAGACAAGAAATCTATGCGGAAGTCCTGACAGAGAACGAAGGTTCCCTCTGGACCTTAGACATGATTGATGCAAGTCAGATTGATCTTAAGGATGTTCCAGAGCTAGTCAGGAAGGTTGTAGCTGTAGACCCTGCCGTATCAGCTAACGTAGAATCTGATATGACTGGTATCTGTCTTGCAGGTATCGACATTAACGGTATCGTCTATGTCTTGGGTGATTACACCATGAAGGCTCTCCCTGAAGTATGGGGTCAACGTGCAGCTAATCTGTTCTATGAGAAGAACTGTGATAGGCTTATCTATGAGACTAACCAAGGTAAGGACATGATCCCACCTTTGTTCCGTGTTGTAGATGAAAATATCCCACTCAAGGGTGTACACGCCTCTACCGCTAAGATCGCTAGAGCAGAGCCTGTGAGCGCCCTCTACGAACGTGGTAAGGTCAAGCACGTCAGGAACCCTGAAGACTCTGAGGCAAGCCTTACAGAGCTTGAGACACAGATGACAACCTATGAGCCTATGGGTCGCCACAAGTCTCCTGACAGATATGATAGCATGGTTTATGCGATAACGGAGCTTGCACTTAAGGGTTACTCTAAACCTAAGCTGAGTCTTGTGTACAGTAATTCAAAAGGATTATCCAAATGAAGTACTGCCCTAGTTGTAAAGAAACTAAACTTTCAAGTAAGTTCTCTAAGGCTTCTAAAAGGTACGACGGTCTACAGTCCCATTGCAAGTCTTGTAGATCAGAACGACGTAAGGCGGATTACCTAAAGAACAAAGACCGTGAGATTGAATTATCTAAGGTTTGGACTAAGGACAACCCTGAAGCGGTAAAGGCAAAAGCTGTCAAACATCGTAGGTCTACACACGGTAGTGCGTACTATAACGACAGAAGCGCGAAACATAGGTCTAGGAAATTGTCAGCCACTCCTCGTTGGCTAACCGAAGCTCACCACAAAGATATAAAGGCTATGTACTTATTAGCTAAGAAGTTTGAGGGTCTGTGTGGTATTAAGTATCATGTAGATCACATCGTTCCTCTAAAGGGTGAGAATGTTTGTGGTCTTCATGTGCCGTGGAACCTTCAGTTACTTCCTGCTAGTATAAATATATCCAAGAGCAATAAACACGTAGATTAAGGACTAGGAAACAAATAATGGCAACTCTTAATGATCGAGTGTTTGACAACGGGCTAACCGTCCTAGACACCGAAGCTAACCGTATTGATATTACCTCTATTGAGGCTACTACCTACCTAGCTGCTACAAGCACTAACACTTTGGGTAACTCTACTAGCTTAAGTATTGGTGCCCCACAGGATCGTGCTGGTGGTGGTCGTGAGGTTGTTGTAGCAGCTATTACTGATGGTGCAGTCACAGGTACGGGTACAGCCACCCACTACGCTATTGTAGATACCGTCAACTCTCGCCTTCTGGCTACAGGTTCCCTCTCTGCATCACAAGCAGTTACATCGGGTAACACCTTCACACTATCGTCCGTAGCTATCGGCATTCCTGATCCAGCCTAAAGAGGTTCTCTAAATGGTAACTCTCGTCAACAGAGCTAAGATGACCACGGCCACGACTGGCACTGGAACGATCACCCTTGGCACTGCTGAGGCAGGCTACCAGTCGTTCGCTGATGCTGGCGTGGTTGACACTGATGTGGTGCGCTACGTCATTGAGGATGGTACGGCTTGGGAGATTGGTACGGGGACTTATTCCGCTGGAACCTTGACACGGACTGTTGCTGAGAGTTCCAATGCTGACGCTGCGTTGAACCTTACGGGCAGTGCGGTGGTGTATGTGTCGGCTACGGCTGCTGATATTCCGCCTGTGCTTGAGTTGTACGCTGAGAACTATGTTTCTGGCACACTGCCAATCGCTACAGGGGAGGATGCTTTCGTTATTGGTCGAAACTCTACTTCATCAGGCCAGAGAAGTGTGGCGTTAGGGGCTTATTCAACAGCCAGCGGTACTTTTAGTGTTGCTGTAAGTGGAAGCGTCGCATCGGGAACAAACTCTGTAGGAATACTGGGGTCTGCAACGCAAAATGGCGCGACAGCGATTGGCTCTAACAGCACGTTAAAAGCCGCTCAAGCCGTTGGACAAGGTGCTATGGCCCTTGGTGGCTCTCGCGCCTCTGGCACCGACTCCTTCGCAGCAGCTATCACCACCAACTCAGCAACTTATGGCGCTACTGGGGCTAACTCTGTTGCTATTGGGTATTTGGCGAAAGCAAGCAACACTGACGCAGTTGCCATTGGTGGTGAACAGTCTTTCGCCTCCGGCGGAAATAGCTTTGCAGCAGGGGGTGAGTTTCAAACTGCATCGGGGGCGATGGCTGTCGCTCTTGGGGGTTCCGTTAATACAGCTTCTGGTGAGGCTTCATACGCCTATGGTAAACGGTCTCTTGCGGATAAGGTTGGGAAATATGCTTATGGCGCACAGCTAGTCGGAACGTCAGGCGTAACACAATCCGGCATGATGGTCTTAATAGCCGCAACAGCCGATGTTACACCTAATATCCTCCGTTCAAATACCAATGCCGCCACCACCATTAACCAAGTCATCCTCCCCAACAACTCTGCCTACGCTTTCCACGGCACTATCGTAGCCCGTCAGCAAGCCTCTCAAGGCACTGCATGTGCAGCATGGAAGATCGAAGGTTTGATCCGCAGGGAAGGCTCGGCAGGCACGACTGTGCTGGTCAACAGCGCCACGACTGTCTTGGACAACACTCCTGCTTGGGGCATGGCTCTCAGCGCAGACACTACAAACGGTGGCCTCAAGATCGAAGTCACTGGCGCAGCAGCTACTAACATCCGTTGGGTAGCAACAATCAACACCTCGGAGGTGACATACTAATGGCTATTCAACTCGACATGACCACATCGCAGTACGGCACACCCTTTGCTGGCGCTTACTTCCGCATTGCTACAGCAGCTATCTCTCGTATGCGTCAGGGTGGACCCAAGTTCACAGTGATGATTGACGTTGCAGGGTACGCCACTGGCACGCCTGATGATGACACCCGTGAGGTGGACTTCCGCCGTTACCATGCTGACTTGGCTGAGGTTGAAGCATCCGCTGGTGATAACTTCCTCGACAAGTGCTACGCTTGGGTCATGACGCAGGAAGACATGGCAGGGAGCATCGCGGTATAATGAGCATTGTCATCGACTACACAAAGGGTTTCTTTGAGCCATCACCTGCTGGTGAAACAGTCGGTGACATAACCTCAAGCACTCTGGACCTGTCCACGGGCAATGTCTTCTCAGATGCGCCTGCTACAAGCCCTACCTATGTGTTTAGCAACCCACCTGCTACTGGTACTGCATATGGCTTCACGCTCAAGGTAACGCCCTCTGCCACTGTGACTGTGACTTGGCCTGCCTCGGTTGACTGGGCTGGTGGAGCGGCTCCTGATGCTCCCGCTAGTGGTGAGACGGATGTGTTCACATTCTACACCCAAGACGGCGGCACAACCTATTACGGCTTCCAAGCTGGGGATGCGATGGCATGAGTATTGCTCGACTGATGCAGATGGCACGGGCTGGGGTTCCTTCTGGGGGTGGTGACGTATGGACCGACCCTGACCTAGCTAATGCCTCTTACGATAGTGTTAGCTTTAGTGTAGGGGGGCAGGAGACAGCACCACAAGGTTTGTTTTTTAAGCCTGATGGGACAAAGATGTATGTTACTGGCGTTTCCGGTGACG